TTAGGGGGTTAACCCGATCAGGCTGCTTGCTGGTGTGTACATATTCTAAAGAAGAAATACCCGCATATCAAAAACATAATTGCTACACCTTTCAAAGAACAAGACAAAGTGTGGTCTTCAGAACAAAAAATGTGGTACAAACGTATGCTTGAAGTTGCGGATGAGATTGTCAATGTTGAAGAATTGGAGAAATATAAAGTTAGTGAAGCTGTACCAGGTGAGTTTTCACCAGCTAAGATGCAGAAACGAAATGAATACATGATTGATCACAGTGAAGCAATAGTAGCTGTTTATGACGGAAGTAAAAGTGGGACAAGGAACTGTCTGAATTACGCTAGGAAAACATACTTAGGACATCAAATTTGGAGGCTGCATCCGAAATGTGATTTTGAATTGGATATAAGCTATACGCCTGGATGAGGAGGAATATATAACATGAATGAATTTAAGATTGTGAATTTAGATGGAGTTAATTGGGGATCGCATAATGACGAAACTTTAGATTTCAAAGAATTGATTACAGGAGGAACGATTGCAGTAGGCGACGTTGTTAAAGTTGAAGGACGAGGCGATTGCCCACTTCCTCTAAGGGAGAACCAATTTTGCATAACATTTAACAAAGAAAATGAATTGTTTCTTGAAGAACCATTCACTTTAGAAGAATGCAAATCATTGTTTGGTGCAGAATTTAAATATTGAATTAAAAGGATTATTTTATCCAGAGAGGGGATGGAAGTATCGGTTACATCAAATACATATTCGAAACAGCCTGGTTCAACTTAGTATGGTTTAAATGGCATTTGAAAGCAGATATCAAAGTATTTGAGAATTGCAGATGGGAAGACTATGTAGAATCCAAGAGGAGGCACAATGATGAATTACAATCTTAATGATGAGACTCTTAAAGAGATTTTTGATTTTTATTTTGAGTCTCATGGACAGAAAGTGGAAGAAGTTCAGTTTCTTGAAAACCGTGTTCTTGTAAGAACTAAATCAAAAGTCAATAAGCGTATTGATATTCCTGAATTCATACATAAAAGACCGCACAGAACAAAATATGCGAAAGTGAAGGCACTGTTAGCTGTTAAATGATAAAGCGAAATAAGGAAAGGGTGAAAAGAATGGATTTAGTTGTCTTTAAAAGAGATGTTTTCTTTGAGGATGAACACAGGAACCGCATTTTCAAAAAGGGTAAGGAATATGAAATATTAAGCGAGGATAAAGAGTTCATATATGTCAATTCCAAGCCGAAAACAAACGAATGTTCACAAATCCCAAAAAAAGAAGAAGGTTTTATTTTTGAATACAAGTAATGTGGCCTTCACCAAAACAGGGGAAGGGAAGGTGGGGAAATGACAGAAGAAAAAGAGTTCACACGGCTAAAAAGAAAGACACAAAAACTCATTGAAAAATGCGACGAAAAAGGGATCGAGTTTAATGATATTGAAATTTCCACGATTTCAAGAGTTGGACATGCTGAAAGCATGAAAGATTTATCTTGGTTAGTTTTATATATGATGGAAGGTTTTTTTGAAAAATATAAGGTCAGGTAATGGCGCGGGTGCCGGAAAGGAGAATGAAAGATATGAAAAAGGGTTATCGAGTTTTTGATTCCCGAAACAACGCTTCATTTTTTGAAGGAACTGAATGGGAGTGTATGGATTTTATTCTAAAGAATTACCCAGGAGAAGATTTTGCACATGTTTTAATTGGGGAAAACGAGTTTTAAAAACACGTAATGCAGCGATAGATTAAATTAAAATCGTCATTTTAAACAAATTAAAAGATTACTTCATCGAGTGGGAGGAGGATTATATGGGTTTAGATGTAACACATGGCGCCTTCAGTGGGGCATACTCGGCGTTTAATAATCTTAGAAGGTTTTTATTAAGATCAATTGGAGGTAGTTGGCCGCCTCACGATGATAAAAAATTAAAGGATGGCTATTGGTATTTTGGTGATGGTTATTCCACAAAAACGCATAAGGGGCTAACTGAGTTTTTCGGTCATTCAGATTGTGATGGTGAAATTAGTCCTGAAATGTGTAAAATTGTTGCGGATGAATTAGAAGCCATCTTGCCATATGTAGAAGAGTTAGCGAAAAAAGAAATGTCTCATGGTCATATATTACGTGATGGTGGATACATAGTGTGTACAAAACAGTTTATTGCTGGCTGCAGACTAGCACATGAATTAAATGAACCATTGGAGTTTAGATAAAAGCATGTTTTTATCTGAAAGTAATTAAAAGGGGAAAATTAATGAAGGATATTCAATTTTTAAAGGAGCTGCAGGAAGAACTACGAACACAAGACACAGATTGCCAGGCAGCACCTCGTTTTTGGGCATTGATGGACTACAGGTGGAGAGAAACCACAGAGGGAGAACATGAAAGGGTAAGCATTTATTCTTCCGATGAAGCCGAATGTTATGAGTTAAGCGAATATGCTGAAGATATTCTCGATGATAAATACAACATGTACGCAGAGGAAATGCTTGAAGAGCTTAGAGAACTCTATGACCTGGATGATGAAAGCGAAATGCTTGAATGGATAGCTCAAAATGTTAATGATGAAACTTTTCCGATTTTTGAAATAGAAGAATCATTTATTGTTCCTAACACTATGTTTCTGACAAAAAAAGAAGCAAAAGAACATATCAAAAGAAATCGACACCATTACACTAAAAAGGTACATACATACGCTATGACAGCTTGGAGAGCACCAAAAGTTGAGCGCTTAATGAAAATATTAGAGACGTTTGATTAGGATTCAATTAAAACCAAATAAATATGGTTTTAGCTCAAATACTCAAGGCAGAGCCCACCGCATCTACAATACCAGCAAAATCAACAACTGTAGATACATTACTCATAAGTTCTAAAGAGTGGTTTGTCAAATACATAAAATCAGCCCCAGTTAAAAAATTTGTTGCTAAGATTAAGAATGTCAAAAAAGTGAATTTTAAAGCTGGTTTGTTTTGGGTGTAGGAGCAGCCTTGAATATTTGAGCTTGTACATAATGTACCATATTTTAATCAATTAGTCTAAATACCTCTTACGTTCTAGTTAAATAGTTATTTTATTGGAAAAGGTGAGATAGGGGAGGGTAGTATTGTTACCAAATCAACGATCAAAAGAACAAAGGATGCATGATTATATTACAGCCATACAACAGATTGAATGGATTTGCAACAGAGCACGTAGACACGGAGTAGATATGAATAATGTAACAGAGATAGAAGAAGCAGTAGACATGGCGTTGGGAAGAGATGAAGAAACTCAAAAGTGGATGAGAAAACAAAAACTAATTGAATAATGTATTAAATTTTCACTTAGGAAATGGAGGATGGATTGTAGCAAGAGGTTTATGTAATGGAGAGCATTAATCTCTCCAAGAATTAAATGAGGGGATACGAAGCTTGCCATTTTTAGTCTTAAAACGGTGCTTCACATTACATAATAAAGGCTTAATGAATACATAATCATCAGTTTCATATTCTATTTGCTTGATAGAATGGAAGTATTTGCGCTCATCGAATGGCATAAATTCCATGAATCCGGCAGCTAAACCGTCAGGATAACTTAGAAAAAACTTGATATCCTCCTTAGTGTATCCAGTAATAAGCACGTCAGTGTACTGATAATTTATAATCTTGATCCAGTTTACTGATCTATTGTTGATCTCGTAAGGGGAATTTGCTTTCTTAAGTACGATTCCTTCAAGATTCTTTTCTTTGGCCATTTCAAAATAAGCTTTGCCTTTACCTTGAATTCCTTCAACAGTGAAGATATTCGGATGGTTAAGGTTTAGCGATCTTAGGAATTCCTTGCGTTTAACAAGTGGCTCTGAAGCTATTGAAATTTCATTTAGTCTTATGACATCAAACACACAATAAACAATTTGATGAGAAGATTTGCTTGATTGAAAACGTTCCATAACAGATTCAAAATCGGGTAACCCATCTGAATTAGTAACGATAATTTCCCCATCTAAGACTGTCCCTTCGGGAATATCAATATCATGCAGCTCAGGGAATTTATTTGTGACTTCATTATTATGGCGCGTGTAGAGCTTAATCTTACCATCTTGCTTAGATAGGATGATTCGTATTCCATCAAATTTAAGCTCAGTAATGTAGTCTTCATCATCAAAGGGCTCTTTGGCTGAATCAAGCAGCATTGGAGCTATAAACAAAAAACCACCTCCATTTAAATATCTTATCTAAGGGGAGATGTTATTTAAAGTAAAATGCTGATGGTACTTAATGGATTAAAAGGAGGGATGTAATGCACCAAGCAACAGTGCAGCTCAAAGATGTGAAAGTATTGATTAGGGGAATCTGGACAAAGAAGAAATTCACTGAAATAGAGCGCGGCCAGACGTTTATGATAGAGGAAGATGGAGTTTTTAAGAAATACATAGCAAGAACAGAACCGTATTGGGATGAGGAATTTGAAGCTTTTGTTGTTGATGTGATGGATAAAAACAAATTGAGAAGAGGGATTAGATGAGAAGTAATGCTGTAATTAATGAATTGATTCAAGACCGATTATTCAACGGTTACAAGAAGAAAATCACTCCAGATGAATGTTTTGAGCTTTTAGGGGATATTGTGGCCGATGAATTGGCTTTTGATAATGATGGGAAAGTGGTTAATCTTAAAAATTTTGCAGGAGAAATGAGTTTAGCATTACAGGTGGTTGAGAAGCTACAAAAAGATTATGGACTGAATTTTTATTTATCAAGAGAACACGATTTTATCGGTCTGGAAGATTGGTGTGCTTCTTTTGATGAGTATGAAGCTTGGGCAGAAAAGCCAGAGAAAGCAACATGCTTAGCGGCATTAAAAGCACTGAAAATTAGATAAAACAGAAATTTTATGAAAAATTAAAGGAGGATATTAATGAATTATTTTTATGAAGAAGATTTTTATCATGAACCAAGCGAATTTGAGATGAAGATGAATGAATTGAAGGAAAGTTTATTGAGTTCAGTTAAAGAAGAATATGTAGCCGAGATGAATCGTCTTAAAAAGGAAAACCAAGAACTGCAAATCATTAAAGTAAATTTCGAGAATATAAAAAATGACTACAGGAAAAAGAGATACGAATTAGATTGTGAGCGCCAAGAATTAAAAAGAAAAATTAGAAAAGAACGGCTATCAGAGCTTATGAAAGATTTTGAAGTAACTATGTACCGAGCAGATTATGAACTTATAGAGCAACCTAAATGTAATAAATGTAATGCTCAACGAAAAATTGAATATCTGACTCCCTTGGGCAAAACGGCGTATGAGACTTGTGATTGTGCTGAAAAAGAGGAATTTTTTATTCCAAAAGAGTTCATTTGTCACGAGTTTCGTATGAATAATGATGGAAATAATATTCTTGCTTGGTACAAATCGAGAGAAAGTTGTGGTGAAGATTATTTTACTCATGAAATATCAACATTTGCCAAAACAATTTACAACTCTGGAATGGACTTTGAAAAATTAGATAGATGGGACACTTTCTTTAAAACAAAAGAGGAATGTCAGGACTATTGCGATTATATGAATAAGAACAATATTGAATAAAAACAATATTTTATTATAAAAGGAGAGGATGGATTGAAGTATAATAAAACTTTTGTAATCAGTGATATACATGGTGAGTATGAAAAGTTCGAGGAATTAATGAAGCATTGGGATCCGGAAACGATGAACCTTGCTATTCTCGGAGATATGATTGATCGAGGCGAGAATTCATTAAAAGTCGTTCAAAAAGTTATGCAGCTCAAAAAGGAATACCAAGACCAGGTAGTTGTCCTGAAAGGCAACCATGAAGACATGCTTTTGTTATTTTTGGAAGTGCAGGACTATGAAACAGGAGACTGGTATTTTAATAACGGCGGCAATCGAACTTGTGCAAGCTTCGTTGAGGATGAATACATATTCTTTAAAAGCTATGAGGAAAGAGCAAGACAGATGATGCAGCGAAAAGATGAGATTAAATTTATTAGAGAACTTCCAATGTATTATGAATTTGGTGATGTTTTATTTGTTCATGCAGGGATAAACCCTTTATTAAATGACTGGAAGGAAACACCTAGGAATGATTTTCTCTGGAGCAGAGGATGTTGGAATTTCAAAAACCAAACAGGGAAAATAGTTGTTTTTGGTCACACCATTACTCAATTTCTTCATCCAGATAAAAGAAATGATATTTGGATTAGTGAATGCGGAACCTATGTCGATATTGATGGAGGCGCAGTTTTTGGAGGACAGTTAAATGCAATAAATAAATGATAAAGGTGAAATCCTAGAAAAGTATAAAGTATTATAAGTATATAAACTAATTAAAAATAAAAAGGGTGAATATTCATGTCGGTTGAACAACTATGCGGAGGACAATGTACAGAAGAAACAATTGAATTGGTCAGAAAGCAATTACTGCAGCAACAAAGTTCCTTACTCACTCAAAAAGCAAACATTGAGGCTAAGATTAGACGTCTGACAGATTTACTGCAATTAGAAAATGACAACCTTGAAAAGGTTAAATGTAAATTAGGAAAGATACAGTGTGAGCTTGAGGAACTGGATTGTTTAAAGAAAGCCTTGTATGAAGAGGAATTTTGATAGGAGAATAATAAAATTCCAAAGAAAGGATCTTTTTAGATCCTTTTTTCATTTAAACATCTTTGGAAATAAACCCATATAAATGGATGTTTAAACCCAAAAAAACAAAAAAATAGTTGTTTTTGGGTTATTCGTATGTTAATTTATAGTAGTAATGTCAAAGGAGGGAATGTTTGAATAAAAAGGTATTGATTACTCTTGCTTCAATGTCGCTCATTTTTACAACACCAATTGCTCAGGCAAAAGGAGAAGAACTAGAAACGGAGATTAATCCAAAATCAAAGGAAGTAATGTTGGATTGGAATGATGTTGGGGATAGGTATGAAGTTTATTCTGAAGGTAAGCTGGTATGGAAGGGGACTGAGTCGAACTATATTCAAAAAGACTTATCTCCGTCTAGTCCACAAAGATATGATATTGTAGCATATAAAGATGGTAAGAAAGCGGACACGATTAATGTTGATACTAGGACATTGCCAGAAAAACAAGCAGCGATTAAAAATGTCTCTGATGAAGAAGCGCCTAATCCATTACAGTCTGATGGGTACATAGACAGTACGATTAATGATAATGTGCTGACTTTAAAATTAAGAGGAAATGTCCAAGATGATTTTGATGGAAAACTTAAAGTATACAAAGATGAAAAACTCTTAGACGATGACGCTGAAGAGACATTTGTAGATGAAGATGTTAAACCTGGGGAAATTTATGTTTATAAATTTGTTGCTTTAGAAAAATTAAGTGAATCTGAAATTGAACAGGTAAACAAGGAGTTTGAAAAAAGAGGGGAAACAATCAGATTTGATCAAATGAAAGATTATTATTTTAGACCACACGAATACATTAAAGCGATTAAGATTCCTGAGAAGAATGAAAAAGTGAATAGCCTCGCTTGGGAACCTCCAGTTGGCCCACATCCCAACCAGACAGGTATAATGTATAGAACTTTTATTCCAAACAAACTTGTACCTGCAAAGTCTATTGTCAGTGGATGGACTAACGGAGATCAATTTGGTGGAGATAACAGATCTTTTAGTTTTTCGGGTGGATCTCATCGCACCCAAGTTGAAGCAGTAGCTAGATTTACATCAAGTGGATCAACAACATACTTTAGGAAGCATGTTGGTTTGACAAAATTATATGACAAAAAGGGAAAGTTCAAAAAGCAAAATCGAGCCTCGTCTAAGGACATCACTTTACAGCAGGGAAATAAAAACAAGAGCCAGAATTACTTTCTCATTAATCATAACGCCAAAGTAGCTTTTAATGACTTTGGTTGGCTTACTCCTGGCATAAGCTATACTGTAGGCGTAGTAGTTTATAAAAATGGTCGGTTAACGGCAACCGGAAGCAGAGACCAGGCGCCAAGCCATGAAATGTACGCCTATATTCCGTATTCCGATGCAATGGTTCCGCTATTTAAAGCAAATAATAAGGGCTTTGAATATCTTGCGCCACCAATGCCTAATGCTCGTATAAATGTAAGCATATAAAACGTTAAAAACGCACTGGCTTTTTAAGAGTCAGTGCGTTTCGTCTTTATAAAAGGTAAAACTAGGCTCATTAGTAAAGTGCTTATTGCCGTCATGCCTGCGAAAGTGAAATCTTTTAACTGGAGATAGATTATGAAGCTATTAGCCGAAACTGTCAGTATAGTGACTAAGACTATTCTAGTAGTGGATTGAAGTTTGAAAAGTTTATTAAAAATGAAGTGGAATAAGAAATATTCAATTAATGCAAGTATGGGAATGTAGGAAAACAATATGAAAGCATAATTGAAGGAATCTCTCCAATTTTCAAATACACCAACTCGGTAAAGATTTAAATAAATTAAAGACAAAAAAGTAAGGTGGCAGATTAAAAATCCAGCAATAATCTTTTTGAATATATCCATAAAATGCCCTTTCATTCCTTTTTTTGATTATTATACGCGAATGTTCATCTTTAATAAAGACTGCAAAAGTCTCAGTGTCATTTTAATGCTGAAAGAGAGCCGTGATAAGGTTGAGATTTAATTGGCTAATATCGAGCTGTGTTCTGCAGCTCGATTGTTTCAAATAAAACTGTCATTTTAACGGGAAGTTAATTAACGGTGGGGGAGTGATAGCAAGAGTATCCCTGTATATGTGTATTTTAGTGAGTAGATAAGAAAAAGCCCATAAGGGCTTTTTCTAAGGTTGGGATATTAATTAATGCCATCAATATCGAGATTTTCCATGTCAAGATTTAGGGCTTTCAATTGTTTCATTAAAACTTCAAATTTTAAGCACTCCCCATTTTTTAAATCTTCTGGAATTTCTTCAGGATGAGCAATTTTCATCCCAGCCTCGATCCATTGTTTTCGATACAATTGAAATGCAGCCTCAATTAAATGATCTGGAGTTACAATAAAGCCTAAACTCACATCATGATCTTCACTGTAGCCAAATTCAAAATTGCAACATGGACAAATTTCAAATGTTTTTTGATACTCGCCATTATCTAAAAGTTTTTCATTTAATCCTTTATATCCGCATACTAGACAGGAATATAATTCTTTTTCCAATATTGATCCCCCATTTATTATTTTATTTAATTATTGCCGTTTATAATATTCATAACCAGCTTTTTTATTTGGATGTTTTGGCTTGAAATATGTAATAATCACATCTTTATCCTTTTGTCGTTCTACTGCTAAAAATTCATTGGTCTTTTTATTATACTTATAGTAACGATATTTACCATTGAATTTTTTCTTGCTCCTTTTTTGGAGAACTGTTTTGCTAGTAGCTTTCCCTAAAAATGTTCGTGCTTTATTCAAATATTGAGATTTGGAGATATTACCGAACTCTTTTTTGTGCTTTTTGTAATGAGAATCTAATTTCGACATATTTACTTTTCGTACAGCTTTTGACGCTGAGGTTTTTTTACCATATTTTTTCGTTGCTTTTTTGACACTGGATTTTCCAAATTTCTTAATAGCTTGTTTAATGCCAATACGTGCAACAGTAATAGCAATTACAACTAAAGGATACCATGAAGCTTTAACTTCAGCAGTATTTACTTTAAATTGTTCTCCTGTTTCAGTGTCAGTTAAAGTTGCAATAAAATCTCCATCATCATTTATATCTTGTAATTCCACTTCAAAATCGCCCTGAAAAAGTGTACCATTATCATCTTTTGCTTCTGCGGAAACAATTATGTCACTAGTATCTAAATTTAATTCTAATTCACCATCAACCGATAAATCATCTGTTTCAATCTTTGTTTGAATAGTTGCTTCATTACCATCGACTTGGCTTTCTAATGCAACATCATTACCATTGACAGACTCACCAAAGAAATCTTCTGTTTCAGATTCTATTTGCTCCTTATTAATTACATCTTCATAATTGTTTTCTGTTTGGTTTGTTGTTGCAGAGGAAAAACTCGTCCCTACGTTATAAAATACAAAAACAGCTAACAAAAAGCTAATAAAATATTTCAATTTAATTCTCCTTTTTCTTAGTCATATTGTGTTAACCCGTAACCATAGTCTTCTTTCCTTCCTAAATCTTTTGCTGTGCTCTTTAAATAATTCAAGACATCTTTCCTTTCATACTCTGGATTTTTCGATAGGATATTTGATACTATACCTGTGACAAAAGCTGTTGCAAAGGATGTGCCATCAACGGTTTCTAATTTGCCTGAATGAGTCAAAACAGGAATTTGAACGCCAGGTGCAACAAAATCAACCTTGCCTTTAGCTGCAAATTTATCTCTTCTTAGGTTTTTATCGACAGAAGAAACAGATATGACATTTTGATATTTTGCTGGATAATCTGCTGAAAGACCTAATGTATTCCCAGCAGAAGCGATAACTATAATATTTTTCTCGATTGCTTTGTCAATAGCATGTTTTAACTTTTTGTCATCTTTTTGAAAACCAAAGCTAAGATTAATGATGTCAACATCCTGCTTGATACTCCAATCGATTCCGTTAATTACATCATCAATGTCACCACCTCCTTTATCGTTAAGTACCTTTACATCAAATAATTTCACATTAGGTGATACGCCATGAACTGTTCGTTTATTAGCAGGAGCCAATAAGATACTGGCTATAGCAGTACCATGACCTAAAGAATCTGTGGTAGTAGGCTTATTGTTTATAGCATCATATGAAATTATTGAACTATTCTTAAAAAATGATAGAGAACTATTGACTCCACTATCCAATAATGCTACCTTTACAGGTTCTTTAGGTGAATACAATTTGACTTTTTCATTTGGGAAAACAGCACAAAGTGCCCAATTTTTTTCACAGTCACTTTTTGAAAAAGAAATTTGGGAGCTGTTATTAGTGCAACTAGCAAGTAATATTAACAAAATCAAAGTAAAAACAACGTTTTTCAATCTAATAACCTCTTTCAATTACCTTTTCCACCATAATTTAACCAATACAAGAAAATAATATAATATTTCCATTTGCAAGTAAAGATGGGAATATATAATTCTTAATCTTAGAAAAATTAAATATATAATAATAGAAGGTAATGTTAACTGTTAACCTGATAATAAAAAAATTTTCAATTTGTATTTACATAAACAAATTAAAAAGATATAATGGAATCATCCCATTGAGAGAGAGGTGAGAAAATGAAAATGTTAAAAGTTACAAACGATGCTTTAAATTACTACAGGAAAAGCGTCAAGGGGAATAAAAACATAACAGAAGAACAGGCAAGAGCGAAACTTACCCGAAATGTAAAACTGGTTCAAGCTGAAGCACCGGAGCGTGTTCTAAGAATTGGGCTCTTTTCAAAGGTTTATATGTACCATGATCTCCATATAACGGTGAGGAATGGGAAGGTTATTAAAATTGTAAATCATAAGAGACCAAGATTTTCGAAGAAAAGATACATAGAATTATCGAAAGCTTTAGGCATCAAAGACATAAAGTATTACAGAAAGCATTGCATAGCTAGGTAGCGTACATAAACATATTCTGAGTCATTATTTTAAATCAATTAAAAGTACATTTATAATATGGAGGAATGATTTTTGAGCAGATTATACAATACATTTGAATTCATTGGTACCTTATTTATTCCTAACAACAAAGAGAAATTCCATGATATCACTGAATTTGATTCAGGGTGGGTTAAACATCGTCTAAATTTTGCAATTCAGGAATCTAAGACAAATAGCGTCTTTGTTGAAATTGAAGGAGGGTACTCTAAAAGCAAACCAAATAAAGTATTCTCTTTCAGTAAAGGGACTGAAAATAATAAAGGTTCCAAATTAGAAATTCCGTGGGAAGATCGTTTGAATGAAGAAACAGTAGACATGGTGGCTGATTTCTCAAAAATCATTATTGATTTAAACGAGGAGTACAATAAAGACAGATTAAAAGAGTTAAGATACAAAATTAGAGGGTTAGAAATAAAAGATGATTTGACCGATGAAGACAAAGAGAAATTATCTAAACTGAAACAAGAATACAAAGAATTAAATACAAATGGATACGAATTTATTCATGAATATGATGCAATTCAATTCTTGTCAGAAAACCTTGAAAAGTATAAGGACAGAAAATTCAAGATCAAAGGAGATATTGAATATAACTCATGGAAAGGAAGAATCTTTAGGAAATTCTCCATTCGCAGCATGGAAATTGTAAGTAACGTAACCCCATCTCAGTTGAGAGCCACAATGGATATTTTCTTTACTAAAGATTCATTAGATGAAAAAGATTTCAAGGAAGAAAAAAAATTATACATAGATGGATATGTTCTCAGTTATGATAACCAAATCAAAAAGGACAGATTTTTTCCTCAACAATTAATTATCAATGCTCAAAAATTAGACTTTGATAATGAAACGCACATGAAACGTTTAGAGTTATTAAAAAGCTTCTTTAAAGTAAAGGGAAAAGGTGTTTACCATTTACAATGGGAAGTGAACATTTTCAGAGGCGCAGATGAGATTGAATTTACTGAAGAAAATTTAACCGCAAGCCAAAAAGAAATGATTACATTAGGTTTAAATACTCTTGACGACTTTAAACCTAAGGGTGGTTTATTAGGTGAAAGTCGGGAAGAAAATAGACTGATTAAACCGATTTTAAAGAAAATAAATGACACTAATAATTTCACTGAGGGAGCAATTGAGTCTACATATGAAGTTGAAGACTTAGTTTATGTTTCAGAGGAACCTAAAAATGAAGAAAAACCGGAAGATGAGGAAACAAAGCCAACCGAAGAAGAAAAAGAAGCTGCATTCGATGACTTATTTTCTTGAATGTTGAAAGATCCAACAATGTAAATTAATTAAAAGGAGAGATATGAAATATGGCGAGACGTTTTGGCAAGAAAAACAAAATTAAACTTGATCCACTTGCTTATAACATTGGAATCATTGGAGAGTCAGGTATTGGTAAAACAACCTTGGCGAAAGAAGTATGCGAGAGCCTTGTTGGTGAAGATGGATATATAATTCTAAATATCGGCAAGGAAGATGGAATTGATGCAATTCCAAATGCGATTAAAGAAGATGTTCCAGATTGGAAAACTTTCGAAGAGCTTACAGAAGATATTATTGAAAATAGAACGACAGATTATAAAGATTTGAAAGTATTAGTCTACGATACTTTTGATGAATTAATTAAAATAACAGAACCTGAAGTTATTCGATTACATAATAAAGCTAATCCCGAGAAAAGAGTAAATACAATTAAAGCAGCATTTGGTGGATTCCAGGCAGGTGAAGATAAAGCTGTTGAATTGATTCTCGATAAGATGTGGGAGTTAAAGAATGTCGGTATCAGTATGTTTATTTTGGGACATACGAAGAAAAGAACAATGACAGACGTGGTTACAGGTTTAGAATATGACATGTTGACAACTAACATGACACACAAATACTTTAATGCAATTAAGACAAAGCTTCATGTTTTAGGGGTTGCATCTATCAATCGCTCAATTGAAAAGAAAACTGTCAAACAAAAAATTGGCCCAGACAAAACGATTGGGACTGTTGTTGATGAATCAAGAATCATTACCTTTAGAGATGATAATTTTAATATTGATTCTAAATCTAGGTTTTCAGATATTGTTCCTTCAATCCCTTTAGATAAAGACGAGTTTATTAAAGCAATTCAAGGAGCAATTAAGGCTGCTTTTGAGAAACAAAAAAACAAATCCCGCAATATTCAAGAGGAAAAGGAATTACAAGAAAAACAGAAAGAAGAAGAAATTCAAAATGCAGTTGAGGAGGTGTCTAATAAAATTGATGCCACCAAGAATGAAGAATTAACAGAAAAAATTAAAACGTTATTTGCTACTGCAACAGAGGAAGGAAAAGAAAAAATGAAAAAAATAATGGAAGAATATGACATTAAGGATTTCAAAGGAATTAACACCACACCAACTGAAGCATTTAAGAAAATTGTCAATGTTTTAAGCAATTAAATGAACATATAGGGGAGTATTTTCTCCCCTAAAGATTTTATATGAGGGGAGAGTTTTCTTGGCTAGAAGATGTGTTTGCCAAATCTGTAAAGCGAAAGGGAATACCGATACTTTTTATAAAGTTACAGATCAAAATGGAAAAAATAAATATTATTGTAACAAGGAAGAGTATGAACGTTTTATAAATGATAAATTAAAAAGAGATAACTTATTCAAATTCATTTCTGAGGAAGTTTTTGAATATGATCCTGGACAAATCATACCTCCTGTCATGGTAAAGAGTCTAAATAATCTACATACATTTTATGATTACGAAGTAATTCAAGAATGTTTTGATGAGTGTCAATCAGACATCAAATATTGGCTCAATGCTAAAAATTTTAGCAGCGAATATCATATGGTTAGATATGTTATGAAGATCATAGAGAGTAAAATAAATGACGTTTATAAAAAGTGGAAGCTTAAACAGAAACAAAAAGCTGAAGAAGAAAACAATGTTTTGGACTTTAGCATTATTAATGAAATGGAAAAAGTAACTCCTAATTCAAATTCTAATAACAAGGGAAACATACTTGATTTTTTGGATGAGGAGGACATTTAATGAATTCCCTTGACAGCTATCCTAGTGAGCTTACGGAAAACAGAGAACAAATTGAAGCAAGTTTTATATTTTGTTTATGGAAGAATCCAGACTTGTATGATGATTACAAAAAAGAAATTCGTGCAGACAGAGACTTGTTAACTGAGGATGGAAAGTTTTATTATACTCTCGGTCTTGAAATGAGCAACATGAATTATAGAAGTTTTGATGACGCGAGCATATTCAGTTATATAGAAGGTAAGGATGCAATTAAAAATGGATTTATAAGAAGAGGCGGAATCAAGACTGTTGATGAAATCAAGAGTATTTTAAATGAAGAAAATATTGATACATACTTTGATGAACTAATTAAAAGCAATATGTTATTGCAGTTGTATGATAAAGGATTTAATGTAACAAAAGAGCTTGATAAGTTTAAGAAAATGACTAGTTCTCAACTGTATAGTTACTTTGAGTATCAATTAGACAATGTTTTTTTAGGGCGAGGTGCGGGAGTAAAGATTGAAGATTTGGATTTAGGGGATGACTTCATTGCTTCCATCGAAAACGGGGAAGAAATGGGACTGAGTTATGCGGCAGCGGCTCCACTTTTGAATTATCACACTTTGGGACTTCACAAATCAAACGTCCAAATTTTTGCTGGATTTAGTGGTACGGGGAAAACGAGTTTTTGCATAAGATCCTATGTAATGTCTATTCTAGATCAGGGTGAAAAAATAACAATAATCGCAAACGAAATGAATAAACGAGCATGGCAGCATATATTTATGGCGACAATTCTTAGTCACAAAATTGGATATTATGGTCTTCCTAGAAAGAGACAAAAAATGGGGAATTTAAATGAAGAACAATTGAACAAATTGAGAGAAGCCAAAAAGTATTATGAGGATCATTACAAGGGAAGAATTAAATTTGCAAAAATTTATGATTACAGTATCAATGATGTTAAAAGAATTATGAGAAAAATGGCGAAACAAGGTTTTGGATTCATGCTTTACGATACGTTTAAAGCTGAAGATGCCTCATCCACAACAGTAACGGGGGAGTTAGTCGAAGCATCAAAACAACTTCTTCAGGTAGCTGAAAAAGAAAATATCGGCATTATCATTACAATGCAATTAGCTATTTATATGGAAAACACAAGATATTTAACTGCAGCTTGTCTATCTAATGCAAAAGGGGTAAAAGAAATCGTTTCAGAATTGGTTTTAACTAGGCCATTATGGGAAGATGAGTTTCCTGGTAAAAAATATGATGTAAAACCATATCGGTTTAAGAAAGATTCCAAGGGAAAATATACAAAAACAAAAGAGTATTTAGAATTAGATCCAAATAAAAAATATAAATTAGTCTTTTTAGATAAGACAAGAAATGACGAGGGTGAAACAGTAATTCTTTTTCAGTTCGATGGAGCCTGGAATAAGTGGACAGAGCTAGGGTATTGTACTCCAAAACATCAGCGTACATGATTGCCGAAGGGTAGGTGAATTCATGGACGTATATGCTCTTAAAAATTACATAATTGAAAAACCAGAATACATAAAACAAATTCTAGAAGAGACGGGTTTTTTTAAGGTTTATGACCGCGGTGATGAATACAGATGTGCAAGGGAAGCAGGAAGAAACCCAACGTCAGTTAAAGTCAATAAGCAAACACTAAGTGCTTTTTGTTTTTCAACAAACTTAAATGGGGATCTCATAACTCTTATACGTGACAAGCTAGGGCTTTCATTTCCTAAAACAATTCAAAGAATAGCAAAAATAATCGGGTTTAGAGAAGATGACTTTGTTGAAATAGAAGCTCCTAAAACACCGTTTGGAGGGTTTTACAAAAAGCTAAGGAAAATTAGCAATCCTCAAAATTTGGACATAGAAACGTATAATGATGAAATTCTAGATAGGTATGAATCAAAGCCGAATCTTCTCTTTTATCAAGATGGAATCTCTTTATTTGCTCAGCGGGTTTTCAATGTGGGATACGATTGTGTAACTGGAAGAATAACTGTTCCGTGGAAAAGCTTTAGTGGGGAGTTATGTGGAGTGATGGGTAGATTGAACAAAAAACAAATTAATGAGGGGGAAACAAAATGGCTGCCTATAATTCCTTTTCCTAAATCTAAAACATTGTATGGTTTTGTTGAAAATTATGATGCAATTCGAGAAAAAGGGATAGTGATGATCGGGTTAACCCCC